TTGTATGGTTTAATTGCTGCTTCTTTAGGTGTGGATAAACTATTGTAGGAGAGTTAGATGCCTTTACAAAAGTTCCTTTTTAAACCTGGAATCAATAAAGAAGGAACAGCTTATTCAAACGAAGGTGGTTGGTTCGATTCTAATTTAATTCGTTTTAGAAAAGGTCTTCCTGAAAAAATAGGGGGATGGGCTAAAAGTGTTGCTAATTCATTTTTAGGAACGGGTAGAGCTTTACACGCATGGGTTGCTTTAGATGGAACAAAATATTTAGGATTAGGTACTAATTTAAAATATTATATTTTAGAAGGAGCAAGTTTTAATGATATAACTCCTATAAGATCAACAGACGAAAATGTTACAACGTTTGCAGCTACTAACGGTAGTGCTGTTATAACAGCAACAGATACAGCTCATGGTGCTGTTATGAATGATTTTGTAACTATTTCTAATGCTGTATCTTTAGGTGGTAATATTACCGCAGCAGTTTTAAATCAAGAACATCAAATAACTTCTATACCCTCACCGAACACTTATACGTTTACTGCTTCTGCTACAGCAAATGCTAGTGATTCAGGCAATGGCGGCAGTGCAACTGATGCTGCATATCAAATAAACACAGGAATTAATACGTATGTACCTTCTACAGGTTTTGGAGCAGGTACTTGGTCAGCAGGTACTTGGGGTTCAATAACATCGATTAGTTTTATAAACCAGTTACGGTTATGGTCGCATGATAATTTTGGTGAAGATTTAATTATAAACCCTCGAGGAGGAGGTGTGTTTTATTGGGATGAATCTAACGGGCTTACTACGAGAGCTGTTGCTCTTTCAAGTTTATCAGGAGCTAATCTTCCTCCTACGTTAGCTTTACAAGTTTTAGTATCTGATATCGATCGACACGTAATTTGTTTTGGTGCGGATCCTTTAAATGCTTCTGGTACAGCAAGAACAGGTTCTATTGATCCAATGCTTATTGCTTTTTCTGATCAAGAAAATGCAGCACAATGGGAACCTTTAGCTACAAACACTGCGGGTTCTCTTAGACTTTCTGCGGGGTCTTCTATTGTAGGAGCTTTAAGATCTAAACAAGAAATATTAGTTTGGACGGATATTGCTTTATATTCTATGTCTTTTATAGGACAGCCTTTTACATTTGGATTAAATTTAGTAAATGAAGGAGTAGGTTTAATAAGCCCTAACGGTATGGTAAATACTCCTAAAGGTATTTTTTGGATGGATAAAAAAGGTTTTTATGCTTATAATGGAGCTGTTCAAGAAATACCATGTACCGTCCAAAATTATGTTTTTAGCGATTTAAACGAAACACAAAGTTATCAAGCGTTTAGTTTTGTTAATAAGGCTTTTGATGAAGTAGGTTGGTTTTATTGTAGCGGTAGTTCTAACGTTATTGACCGATACGTAGTTTATAACTACGAAGAAAATCTTTGGACTATTGGATCTTTATCTAGAACTGCTTGGTTAGACGAAGGTGTTTTTGATAATCCTAAAGCTGTTTTATCTTCTTCTGATATTGGTTATGTTTATAACCATGAGGTAGGTAATGATAATGATGGTTTACCTATGACTGATGTATTTATCGAATCTAGTGATTTTGATATTGATCCAGGAGGAGAAGACTTTCAATTCATTAATAGAATTATTCCAGATATTAAATTTACAGGAACAGCAGCAACAGGTTCTGACGGACAAGCGGTTAACCTTGTTTTAAAACGTAGAAATTTTCCAGGAGAGGATCTAACAACAGCGGTAACAAGTACTTGTACATCTAATACAACAAAAATAGACACTAGAGTAAGAGGCAGACAAGCAGTGCTTCGTATTGAATCTAATGACGATGGTGTTGGTTTTAGAGTTGGAGCAATGCGATTAGATTTTAGACCTGACGGTAGAAGATAATGGGTAAATTATTAGAAACTAAATTACCGATTTCTATTGGTGAAGTTTCTTCTGAAACATTTAATCGTTTAGTAAGAGTATTAGAATTAAGTTTAAATAAAGTCGATGTAAATTCCACACTTACAGTAAACGAAACTCAACGTAATGAAAATAAATTTAATAGTGGCGATATTATATGGAATTTAACTAGTAATCAGTTACAGTTATGGACAGGCGAAAAATGGGTAAATTTATATTCAGGAAACGAAACACATTTCCAAGCGTCTGCAGAATTAGGAAATGTAACAGTTACGCTTGGTGGCGTCGTTACAATACAACTTTGAGTAAATTAAATATGGATATTAATAAATTAAGAGAAGAATTAGAGTTTGATGAAGGCTGTGTATATGAAATTTACAATGATCATTTGGGTTATCCTACTTTTGGTATTGGTCACCTTGTGCTTGAAAACGATCCCGAACATGGAAAACCAGTTGGAACCCCAGTATCAAAGGAACGAGTTATCGAATGTTTTGAAAAAGATATAGAGTCTGTATTTGCTGATTTAGAAAGAAATATGCCTTGGGCGTCTGATCAGCCTGAAGATATAAAACGTGTATTAGCTAATATGTGTTTTAATTTAGGCATTACACGATTATTAAAATTTAAAAAGTTTTTAGGAGCTTTAGAATCGAAAGATTATAAAACAGCTTCTGAGGAAATGATGGACAGTAGATGGGCTACGCAAGTAGGTCCTAGAGCTGACCGATTAAAACAACGAGTATTAAACGGAGACTAATATGAAAAAAGCAAAAGGTTATAAACGCGGAGGAGCTATTAAATCTTCTAAATATAAGAAGAAAGGCGGCTCTAAAAAACGTATGATGAAAAGCTCTAAAAAGAGAAGTAGCAAGAAGAAGTAAGTGCCTTCTCTAATAAGTAACATCCCACATTTCAAATGTTGGGTGCGAAGGGAGTTCACCGCGAATCATACAAAATATCATGGAGAGTTTCTTCATGCAATAGCTTTTGCTGTTAATACAATACCCGATAGGTCTTTATCGTTTCAAGTAGTTTTTACAGGCTGTGAAACTGAATATGAAGATTGGGATGAAGGTAATATTCACGGTGGAGCTATGTGGGCTAGAATGCCCATACAAGGTTTAATTGCCGATATACCTGTTGAAGAATGGGCGGTTCCTATGGAAGATCATATAGCTCAACCATGGGATTGTGAAGCGAGAGATCATTCTGTAATAGTTATGGATAGAGTAAGTTCTAGTCCGTGGCTTTGCAAAATCGATGGAAAGTTTTATACTGGTAAATATATGTTCACTGTGGACTATACAGGAAACGCCATCGCGGATTGTCCTGCACAACACAAACAATCTCATGTATTATATATTACAGAAGATTGCAAATGGAAAGGTAACTTAGTTGCTTTACCTAACAACAGGGTAAGAGCTACAAGTCCTGCTTTATGGGTGACAGGTGAAGGAGCCCCTGATTTTATTCCTTCCCAACATCTTCATTCAGCGGAAGGACATGAAAGCTATTTAGACCCTGCAATAACTTTTAATAATTTATACGAGGATTAGTATGGCTAACAGAAAAAAGACTCATAAGACTAAAGACGGTCGAACAGCTAAAAAAGGTTTATATTATAATATAAACAAAAAGCGTAAAGAAGGTAGAAAGATGCGAAAGAAAGGAGCTAAAGGTGCTCCGACTGCAGCAGCCTTTAAACGTTCTGCTAAGACCGCTAAGAAGCCTAAAAAGAAAAAGTAATGGCTAAGCCGAAGAAACGCACAGAAAAGTCTATACGACGCACTACGAAGGGTAAGGGAGCTAATTTCCGATCTACTAAGTCTGGTGCGGGTATGACTAAAAAAGGCGTAGCGGCTTATCGACGTAAAAATCCTGGATCAAAATTAAAAACAGCGGTTACAGGTAAAGTTAAAAAAGGTAGTAAAGCAGCAAAAAGACGTAAATCATTCTGTGCTAGATCGAAAGGTTGGAAAGGTGAACGAGGCAAAGCGGCTAGAAGAAGGTGGAAATGTTAAATGTATGAATATAATTGCACAGTTACTAGGGTGGTTGATGGCGACACTATTGACGTTATCCTTGATCTTGGGTTTTCTATTCTTCACAAGTGTCGTGTACGTCTTTATGGGATTGATACGCCTGAATCAAGAACCAGAGATAAAGACGAAAAAGCCAGAGGTAAACTTGCGGCTAAATTCTTAGAAGATTCAATTAATAACGGTGACGTAGTTGTTTTACAATCTAAACTTAAAGACTCTAAAGGTAAATATGGACGGGTTTTAGGAGCTGTTATTGTAGACGGTGTGGATATTAACGAAGAAATGATTACTAAATTTTTTGCTGTTAAATATTTTGGTCAAAGCAAAACAGATATTGAAGCAGAGCATTTAGAAAACAGATCAAAATTAATAGAGTTAGGACAGTTTGATCCTACTACAATAGGTAAATAATATGAACGACGGACAAGGCAGGTTTGGCGGAGATATGGATCGTAATGAAGTTGAGATGGATCTCAACAAATTTATGGCGATGATACAAGAAATATCCGATCTTAAAGATAAAATAAGAGATTTAGAAGCTGACGATAAAATAAACCCACACCAAAAATGGATTCATTTAGCTAAAGCGGTAGACTCATGGCGTATTTTTCCTAGAGCTTTTTTAACTGTTTATATTGTTTTATTGTATAAATGTACTATTTGGTTTATGGAACTACCAGAACCTAGTTTTGAACAATCAGGTCTTATATCGATTGTTGTTGGTGCAGGTGCTGCTTGGTTTGGTTTATACGCAGGTACAACAGGGAGTAGTAAACAGTTTAAGGGTGAAGATTAGTGAGTAAAAAAGAAGAACAACAACACGACAAGATCCTTTCATGGGCGGGTATTCTGTTTTTAATAACAGTTGTAATTGGTTTATCTATAAACGTAAACGCTCAATCTAGCCAACAATCAGGCACAGCTTGTGTCAATGGCTCACAGTATTGTGAAAATAATAGTTTAGATACAGTCAATACAACGACGACGACTAATACCAATACTAACACCAACACAAACACTAATACAAATTCCAACACGAATAACAACACCAACGTCAACACTAATACAACAAATACGACTGCATCAAATACCAACGTAAATACGAACACGAACAATAACACCAACAATAACGTAAACACTTCAACAGCAACTTCGACATCGAATAATACCAATACAAACAATAACGTTAATACTTCGACTTCTAATTCAACGGTTAATTCAACAGTGAATCAAAACGTTAATAATACAAATAATTCAACGTCGACATCAAATAATACGAACACTAACACTAACGTAAATCAATCGACTTCGGATTCGAACGTTACAACAGATAATCGAAACGTAAACGAAAATAACTCAAGATCCGATAATACTAATCGGAACATAAACGAATCTAATAGTACGCAAACAATTAATCAAAACGTAAAAAGTGAAGCACCTCCTGCTTCTGCTATCGCACCTAGTATCATGTCTTACTCACAAGACCTCTGTACAACAGGTGTCTCAGGAGCTTTTCAAGGACAGGTGTTTGGTTTATCTGGTGGTAAAACTATTGTTGATGAAAACTGTGAAAGGTTAAAACTATCTAAATATTTGTATGATATGGGAATGAAAGTAGCATCGGTTGCATTGCTCTGTCAAGACGAAAGAGTGTTTAAAGCTATGTCGATGGCAGGTACGCCTTGTCCGTATAATGGTAAAATTGGTAAAGAAGCTACTGTAGCATGGGAACAAAACCCACAAAAAAGACCTGATAAAGATGACGCTTTAGACGAATACATAGCTCAATGTACTCATGAATCTAATCCTAATAGAGAAAAAATAAACAGAGATGTTGTGGGTGCGGTCAAAACTATTTATACAAGAAAAACTAAAACAGCTAAACAATGCAAAAAAGAGTTTTATTCTACGCGTTAGGGTGTTTATTTAGTTTTAATGTACTAGGGCAGTATACATACGAAGCTAATCAAGACCTTTACGACCTTAATGCTAATGCTAATAACTTCAACGGTGAATTAGCGTACGAGGTATCCGATGATGGAATTAGTCCCGCGATTGATCTTTCTTTTAATTTTACTTTTTATGGCTCTACGTTTTCACAGGCGAGGATGGCAACAAATGGATGTCTTCATTTTGGTAATAGTGGCAGCTATTGTAATGACTATACTCCTGACCCTATTGACGGACA